TTCCATTTAAACCTTGTGATCCTTGATCTCCTTGATTTCCTTGCAGTCCTTGTTCACCTTGAAATCCTTGATAACCCTGATTTCCTTGATTTCCTTGATAACCTTGAAATCCTTGTTGTCCTTGATTACCTTGTTCGCCTTGGTCACCCTGATAGCCTTGTTCACCTTGTTCACCTTGAAAACCTTGTTCGCCTTGGTCACCCTGATTGCCTTGATCTCCTTGATCTCCTTGATCTCCTTGATCTCCTTTTGCAGAAATCAATGTCCAAAAAGTTCCTTCTATGGGGGAATCACCAACATTCCCACCATTAGAATTTACACGATACCAAGTTTGCCCTAAATAGGTTGCTATATCACCTACGGCATATGCTGCACCGCCATTATAAGCACCTGTGAAGTTCCATAATGCATCTATTCCAGCTACGCCTTCAATTCCTTGAAAGCCAGTTATGCCTTGTAATCCTTGTTCTCCTTGAAATCCTTGTCTTCCTTGAAAACCTTGATCTCCTTGGTGACCTTGAAATCCTTGTCTTCCTTGAAATCCTTGATCTCCTTGCCAACCCTGATCACCTTGATGGCCTTGAAACCCTTGTCTTCCTTGGAATCCTTGATTGCCTTGATTACCTTGATTGCCTTGAATGCCTTGATAACCTTGTAAACCTTGATTTCCAATTGTTCCTTGAAATCCTTGATTGCCTTGATTACCTTGTAACCCTTGATTTCCAATTGTTCCTTGAAAGCCTTGCAATCCAATTAGACCTTGATCACCCTGACTTCCTGCTCCAGTTAAACCTTGAAAACCAGTTATGCCTTGAAATCCTTGGTTTCCTTGTGAACCCTGATTACCCTGCGATCCTTGATACCCAGTAATATCTGCTGTAATAAAATTTTCGCCATCAAAAAAAACGGCTTCTCCAGAGGTAGGTACTCCAGAAAAGTCGTCTTGGTCTTGTATTCTTGTTATGTTTCTTTGGAAGTGCATGTTTTATTTTCTCCAAAGATAAATACACCATATATTAAGTAATCGCTGGCCACTTTTTAATAGGACAATCTTGACCAGCCCAACTAGCTTTTACCTTTAAATTACAACCACACTTCGTACATGTCCAATTAGGGCTAGACTTATTTACTTCGGGGCATGTATCACAAATATCTAATCTTATTTTTACTTTATCTTCTGTTAAAGTTGGCATTCCAGTTGCAATATGTTTAGTAACAGCAACTGCAAAATTAGCTGCTTTTTCAAAAATTGTTGGTCCTTTAGACATAATAATCTCCTTTAGTGTTTCAAATCCTTTGAGCAATATAACAAAAAAAACAGTCCTCGTAAAGAGGACTGCTTTATTTTATTTAATATTTTAACACTATACTGCACCAAGAAGAACCCTTCGGTTATCAAGTACAGCAAAGCCGTGTTCACCAAAACCATACATACCCATCCTGCGTTGACGATGGAAAGTAGGATCTTCGTAAACTTCGATTTCTTGACGAACAGGATGAACAAAGCTGTCTTGTTTATCGAGGTCTAAGCCGATAACAATTTCAAGTTTGCTGCCTGGCATAGATGCACCAAGAGGTCCAGTATAATACTTCTGGAATTCTTGACCAACGCCAATTTCATCAAGATCGTGAAGGTTAACGCCAAATACCCTTGGAAGTGGAGTTTCTTCTTGAACGAAGATTTCCCTTCGGGTAAAGTCATCAACTTCACCAATCTGCCATCCACGAATGTCTTCAAGACTTTCTGGGCTGATATAAAGGTCAGTAAGCTTACCACGATTAATCGAGGTACTATTACCACCAGTATTTCGCCTCATGGAAGTTTTGAGAAGAGCAACTAGCCTCTTGCTAAAGTAGCCAGCAGAAGCAACATCGTCATAAATGACAAGGCCACGACCAACGCCAGCAGCAAGAATAGTTCTCCAGCCATCGCTGTTCATTTTACGAACAAAAGATGCTTCAAGAACTTGCATTGCTCGACCAATGATATCCCACCTTGCATCCCTAGCATAACGCAGGGAGAAGTCGATGGAAGCACCAACTTCATAGGTAGGAACCATTACATAGTCGCCTTCTACGCTTCGCTCAGGAATTTTACCCTGTGCAGGAATCGTATAAGCAACGAAATCTTTCTCAGTACCAGGAGCAAGAAAATCCAAAGGAAATTCTACCGAAGTACCAGGAGCAAAATTTACAGTTTCAAAAATATTGCTAACGATATCTCCGTTAACAATACCCTGACGAAGAGGGAGGGTTAAAGCTTTGGCCAATTCAACTTGTGCAGCACAAGCAACTTCATAATTGTTGCTGCCTGACTTTTTCAACAAGTCTACCATTTCTGGAGTTGGTGTCTTCATGGAACTATCTCTCCTTTTTTTAAAGTTATGCGGGAAGATCAATATACACTTTTGCAAAACCACTTTCGTCTTTTGCACTAGCAAAAGCCCCTACTAGTGGAGTAGCAACTACACCAACAGGAGAAATTACAGTTGATAGAATACCAGTTCCAACAAGATATGCTGGAGCACCTGGTGCTGGAGTGCCAGCTACTGCATCAGTTACTACATAACCTTTGCGAAGCAATGGGGCTTTTTCGCCAATTACTTGTTCATCTTTCATAAAGTTTCGGTGTTGACGAGTTTGGTCAATGCTTACAAAGCTTGCCAAAGTCAAACCAGCAACCTTATATCCAGATGGGTTTGCAACTAAAGATGCAATTCCTGGAGTTTCGTTACCAACGCCAGAAGCAGCAGTACCATAAACAAGAACAAGACCCTTGCTTACAACATCGTTGCAAACCAAAGAAATGTCAGTTTCAAGTACATTACGGTCAGATTTAAGAGCCATTAGTCTCTCCTTTTATTACTCTGTGGCCGATGTTTCTAAACCAAAATAAGACGCAATTTGCGATGCTACTTGCTTAACACCATTAGAACTTTCTGAAGTTGCAAGAGCAGCATCTGATTTAACTTCAGCAGTGTCCAAGATAGATGCAGATGCTTTAACATCTGCTGGATCTTCACTAATTTCTACATTTTCACTTGGATTTTTCTTTTTGTCTTCTTCTGGATCTTTAGCTGGTGCTTCTTCATTAACAGTTTTTCCAGATTTGTATTCAGACATTTTTTTATTAAAGTAATCAGACTGTACATTAACAGCGGTGGCAAAAGATTCATCATTAAGAGTACTTAATGCAGAAACTACCAAAGTAGCCTCATCTTTATTCATGCCAAACTTTTCGATTACCAAGCTTGCACGATCACTCATGCTTTTTTCTTTCTTCATGTTGTTAAGTTCGTTAACAACCATGTTCAATTGTTTTTTCATGGCTTCAGATTCAGCCATCATTTTCTTTTTGTCTTCTTCGTACATAGAAGCTTCTTCTTCCATTTTCTTTTTCTTATCTTCCCACCATTTGTTTGCTTCTACTTCTTCTTTTTCTTTGTCCTCTTCTTTAATTGCTGGATCTTCAGAAGTCTCTTCCTTCTTTTCTTCTGGAACTTCCGGTGGAAATTCAGCAACGATTTTTTCTGCTTTAACTTCTTCAATGCTCATAATGATCTCCTTTGACTTTGTAGTCTCATCTAATTGGTACACCGAACTTGTAATAAAAGCTTCCGTTTCATCAAAAATAATGCTTTCTGGATTGGCTGGCTTGCGGACAAGCCCTTTTCCAGAGAAGACGATGTTCTTTAAAACTCTTCCTATTTTGACATTATTAAAGACACCATTACCGCCATATGCTCGTAAATGTTTAGTTAAAAAAGCAGTCTTTTCATTTCTAGCAATTACTTTGGCAGCAACACCATCATCCATAGCGTAGTCAAAATTATTAAATAATGCTTCCATAGAAACAAACCATTTGTTGTTTGCTATGCCAGAGATTATATCGTTCATCTCTTCTTGTTTTTTTGGATCTTCCCAAAATTTATAAAGTACAGCAGAGGTCAAGATGTGAAACTTTTTAGGCAATTCATCAACACTAACTCCTTCTGCCACATCATTACCGTCTTCATCGATTACTTTAGATCCAGTAATATGTCCGATTATTTGCTTTTGATCATGCTCATAATTAAATGGCTTATCAGATGGGGTATTTCTTGCAGTCCAAACTTCTGCTTTATCAAACACATCATCATTTTTATTCCAGCCAGTAGTAACTAAGATAGACTTCAAATAATGAAGATCCATCTGGTTTTTGTTTTCTGCTACTGCTCTAAGTGGCTTGTTTAATAGGAAAGGATCGCAAATTTCTAATTCACATGTAGAAGAAATAGACATGCTAGAAATAATTTTTTCTTTAAGTCCGTCTTGTATTTCTGACTTAAAAATTGCAAATTCTTTCATTTATTTTCTCCTAAATTAAAATAGTTTGTTATTTTGCTTAAAAACAAAACATTATCTATTTCTTTTTCAACATCTGCGTTCTTAAATTTAAGTATGCCATCGTCTACACTAAATAATTGCAATGTAAACTTATATGAATTTTCAATGTCTTGATGCAAAAAAACTGCGTAAATATCATCAACCTTCTTTTTGCCCATGTATACTTCTACATCAGAAGTTTCTGTGTCATATATTATTTTTATCTTTGGCATACTATCTCCCTAATAAATACACCCAAAAATCATATATTCTTTTAATTAAAGATTTTTGTCCTTTTATAAACAATCCTACACTTTCATTTTCAACAATAAATTTATCTAAAAATTTTGGAAGTTTTTCGCTTTTGTGTTCATGAGTAAATATAAAATTAGATTGATTTCCAAGTACTGTAATATAATCTTTTTTACTATTTTTAGCAAATTCTTTATACCAATATCTTTCTAAAGTATCAACTGTATCGTATTCAACAAATGGAGGCCAAAATTTTCTAGCAGATGAAACCGCAAAGCAATTTGTTGCCCAAGCATCTGTAGTAAATCTATTATTCCAAATAAAAGTTACAGCACTAGCACCAGAAATCATTTCATTTTCTATAACATTAAAGCCATATTCTGTTATTTTTACATCTGCTGCTTGAACTATGCAGTATGAGTCTGGATGATCTCTAAATACAGTTTCTAGTCCTAGTCTTATATTGTGAGACTCAAAAAAAGATGTCGGTTGTTTTCCATTTTCATTTGGAAAACCTTTTCTTGTAATTAGTTTTTGAATAATGTTTTTTTTAATTAAGTCTTCAAATAACCAAAACTTTCCATGTTCTGGAGAAGACCATATTACATATATATCTGGCTTAACCTTGAAAAATTTTTTATATCTTTCTATGTTTTCAATGCTGCTACAAAATTCATGATATCTACGATATAGGGTAATCAGAATTATTGGTTTCATCTTGTTTGCCTATAAAGTAAATTGCAACAGATGACGCTTCAATTTTTCTTCTTGTTTCTGTATTTGGTTGAATGCCTTCTTTAGAAATATAATTTTTAGTAGCTATAGATAGCACCTTATTTATGTCATCATGAATTTTCATGTCTGTATTAATAATTTTCGCTATTGTTTGCTTATCTACTTTTTCCAAATAGCTTAAATTACATAATATATGGAACTTTGTTTTTTCCAAAGAATTAAAATCTTCAGAAGATAGTTCTCTTATAGATTTCTTTTTTGATGAATGTAAAAAAGCTGGATTAACTAAATCAGATATAGATTTTTGAGCAGCTTCTGCCCAAGACATTATCTCTACTAATTCAGCAGCAGTCCTTGGTTTTATTTCTTTTTTCTTTCTTACTTCTTGATCTTTAACGCCAACTGGTCTTCCTTGCCCTTCAATGCCAATAGGTTTGTCTTGAGATTGATTTGGATTTTGACCCATAGGAGGTACTTTTGGTGGTGCTGTTTCTTGAGAAGCTTCAACCCCAAAGTCTTTTGGAGTAAGCACACCCATCTGTGCCCAAAGTTTTTTGATTTCTTCTAGTCTTTGTGGATTATGCCAAGGTCCAGCCTTTTTAGGCATTTGATCATTTTCCCTTTTCTTAAACTCTCTTTTTCTTCTAACACTTTCAATTTCTGGAACAAAATTAAATCTTTCTTGAATTGCTTCTTCACTAATAATATCTCTATCAACTAAGTCAATAAGCAATCTCTTCTCTGCTGCTTCATCTTGCAATGTCTGGTGATCAAAAACAACTTGAGCAGGAAGCTTGAATCCCATTGCCTTTTGAACTACTTTTATTTCAGTTTCCCAAAATCTAGTTAGTAATTGTCTGCCATAATCTAGTCTTTCAATTAGTGTTCTAAGACTAATGTAATTGTTTGAAAATCCTTGACCAGTAGGCAAACCAGTTAAAGATGGTGGTATACCTAGTCCTGCAAAAATTGCATTTAAAATTGGCTTATACTTTTCTTCACCTAAGAATTTAGCTACATCAGTAGATGTTTCTTTAAAGTCTAATTCTGGACCCCATATAAGATCGATAGATCCACCACCAACATTATTCAATAACATATCTGCAAGTCTGCCGATTGCATTTTCTGTTGGTAATATTCTATGTTCTAAAGAGCCTAATTTCCAAAGTCGAATATGACTAACCGCACCATCTAATGCTGCAAGATCTGCAAGCTTCATTTTCTTAAGCATCAACAAATCTTCTAAGATACAATAGATCATTGGCTTTGCCCAAACTTGCCAATCATCTCTCTTATAATAAATAGCAACAGTTTTATCTGCTGGTAATGGAATTGATTTTCCACCAGAAATACTTGAATTAAAATTTGATGTGGGTAGTCCAGACAGCATTTCTTTTTCTATTTCTTCTTTTGGATTCTTAAGTTTTTTGGCAATTATTTCTGGAATTCTAACCCCATATCTAAATGAAGTTGGACCAAGAAATGGTGCTAACTCTTCTCCATATACTTCAATAGTACAAGGATTATAAATCGTGTATGACCAAGGAATTTCATTCTTAGCTATAGCCACTGGTTTTTCAACAACTAAATCTGCTGCTGAACCTTTTTGCAAATTTTCAACTTCTGAGTTTTTAAGTTTTGCAGTAGATCGTTTTATAATTACATTTCCTGCACGATAAAGCATATTTAAAATACGCTCAGTTCTTTCTAAACCATTTACTTTTTTAAACCATTCACGATAAAAATCTTGAATTTTTTCATTTGGATGAACAAGTTCTATTCCCTGACAAGCAAATTCTGCCATCATATCTATTACATTACGCACGATGCCAATGCGTTCATAGGCTTGCATACAAGCAAGCATGATATCTTTATCAAATAATGGGATTTGTTCGCCTGGTCTAAAGAAATCGTAGTCTCTTCGATCAAACGATTCCCTAACTGAAACATGATTAGTGGCAACATTTTGAAAAGAATTACCAGCAACAGATCTACTTAATGAGTCTGCATGACTGGCTTTTGCGAATGCTTTTTGTTTTGATTCTGGATCATTTTCATCCCAAGTTACAAACATTGCTTTATCATTTGACATTGTATTTTCCCTAATCTGATTGCAATCGGATTACTCTATAGTGTTATTACACCTTGTGGGAACAACTATACCATAACCAGAACCATGATTGGTAGCTTTTTTAAACCATTCTGGCCCAATATACATTTCCTTATCCTCTGCATTTTGAGATGCAACATGTCTAGCAAACCCACCAGTATGAGTATATTCATCTTGAACTTCAATTCTTTGAAATGCTCTAGCTACCATGTTTGCCATAAGTAATGCAGAATACCTATCTTTTCTTGTTCTGCTCTTTTTACCATCTGGATCTCTACTTTCTGGAGTATCCCATCTATCTCTACCCGATGGGGTATGAACATGAACAATACTAGAAAGCTCATCTTTTAGTTCTTCTATATCCATCACACAATCTTCTAGGGTGTCATACATATTAACCCTTCCTGTTGCCATATCTTCTTCTTGTGCAAGAGTCAATGAGATTGGGTCAAAGTATGGAAATAGCAAAGTCTTGTCTTCTAAATCTTTTCTTAATCCATGATTTGCTTCTACTACCCAGTTTGGATCAGCAAAATTTATCATTGATAAAATATGTTCACCACTTTTATCGTCTGAGTCTTTTCTTTTAAGTGGGTCAATTACTTTATAGATTGCTTTTTCTGAATCTTGCAGTCTGTTTGTATCTTGTAAACCTTCCTCAATAGCAATCCCTCCACCTTGACTATCCAATGCTATGCGAACCATATTGGGAAACATCTTTGCTAAATTTCTTATTTTTCTACAGCAATAACTGTAAAAGTCTTTTTCGTTTACGATTCCGCTTTTCATTTTTTCTTTAAACGAAGATCTAGTTGTAGTCCAGCAATATACTATTCGTCTATGGTCTGGATAAAGTGCCAAGATTATTACTGCAAAATTATCTCTTTCAGATGCTGGATCAATAGCCATAACATGCTGCACAGATGAATCGCCAAGAAGAGAAGCATGAAATAAAACTTCTCCGCTAGGTAAAACAATTGGCGAACTTGGATTTCCAGAAACGCAAGATTCAATTAGGCTTCTCTTGAAGAAACCATCTGAATCAGTTGCAAATGTAGCACCATATTCAATTAGATAGTTCGCCTTAGTGCTATTTATTCTTGCAGAAGTTATTTGTTTAGCATCCATAAAACCTGGCGGTAATATTTCCACAGGCAGTCTTATGATGGAATAATCTCTCCAATCAAAGCCATCTGGAACTGGGCCTTGAAATATTTGCTCCAACAAATTTTTGTCGCCATTACTTTCAATAATTCTTTTATAGTTAAACCATGTTTTATAAAAATGATTAAATGAGTAGTATGCTGTACCAGAAACTATGTTTTGATTGCTTCTAAGTATCTTGCTTTCCTGTGCTTCATCTTCATCAGTCCAAACTCCAAGCTGTTTCATCAATCTTATTTTTGCTTGCCTATGAACTTTTTCACTTGGATTAGAAGATACGCTAGAGAAACCTCTTACCACATTTTGATAAATGTCTTCTCTAATAGAAGCGAACTCGTCACAAACTGTATAGTTAGCTCTTTGACCTCTAATCTTTTCACCTGTTCCCAATGGCAATGCCATAGCAACACTTTCCCCAACAATCATTTCGCATCTATCTATATCTCGTCTTGGACCTTGATCTCTATTATTTCTACCTTTGCCAACACCACATATATCTCTATAGATAACTCCATTTGCCCATAGACCTTCCATGTATTCAAATATAACTTTACTCTGCCTAAATACTTTACCTATGATTGCAATCTTGCATCCTTGAGTAAACAAAAGTCTAAGCATAGAATATAACGCAAGGATATAACTTTTCCCTGCACCACGACCAGCGATGATCATTGGGAATGGTCTTTTCCAAAGCTCTTTTAAAATGATGTGTTGAAAAGGAAATATATCTATTCCAAACAGAAGCTTGCATGTAAAAGGAAAGTAGTCTGGATTTCTCATTATCTTTAGCAGATATATATCCATTCTTTCCATGTCTGCTTTAGAAATGTTTTTAAGAGGATGGATCGTATTTAATGGAACATCAACTATTCGTTGAATATCATTAATGTCTGTAAGAGGATTTACCGCAAGCATTTCCTGCTCAGAAAGCATCCAAGCTCGGTCTATTATCCTCTTTAACTTCTCTTGGTCCTTCATTTTCAATTACTCGTTTGAATATGGAAGAGGCAACTGTTTGCCCATGATTTTCACAAAAGATTATTTTAACCTTATACTTTAATTCTATTTCTATCAATCTTTTCAATAGGAAAAATGGATTAAGCTTTACGCTCTTCATCTTGTAGGATGGTATGCCAGTTCCTTTTGGGTATTTGATTAAGTCATCCATAGAGAATTCTAAAATCATAAATGCATATTTAAACGACTGCATTCTTTCTAGTTCTCTTTCAAATCTATCTTCAACTAAATTTGTTGCCAGTTCTGCAATAGAACCTTTTCTTTCTATTGTCAGTATGTCTTGATATCCCTCTATGGAATAATCACCAGTCTTTAGTGTTCCAGATACAGTTCCTTCACAAGCTTTTGCTGGCATAAAAGTCCAGCCGTTTTGCTCTCTCGTATCTCTAATTACTTTATACTTTATGTCCATTGATATCGCTTTCGACCATCTCTTTTACAAGGAGATCAAAATTATAGTGTGGTTTCCATTTAAGAACTTCTCTTGCCTTTGTTGATACACCACGAAGAGCATCAACCTCAAATGGTCTTTTCAGTGACTTGTTTAATGTGACATATTTTTCCCAATCGCCAAGTCCAGCAGCTTCAAATGATTTGTTTAAAAAATCTTCTACAGAATAGGTAGATCCAGTAGCTATAACAAAGTCTTGTGGGTTGTCTAACTGAAGCATTAAACGCATTGCTTCAACATAATCCTTTGCATGACCCCAATCACGCAGAGAATCTATATTCCCAAGTTGTAATTTATCTTTAGTTAATTTATTAACATACTTACCTATCCAAGAGGTTATCTTCCTAGTTACAAACAACTCTCCCCTTCTAGGCGATTCGTGATTAAAGAGAATGCCCGAACAGGCGTACAAGCCATAAGACTCCCTATAAATTTTAACCAAATTATGGGATGCCAGCTTTGCCACACCATATGGAGAGTTTGGAACCATTAAAGTGTCTTCATCTTGAAAACAATCTTTATTAATAAAATCTTCTCTGCTAATAGCAGTTTTAGATTCTTTTCTAATTCCACCAATAGGAATATAATAAGAAAAACATGAACCATACATTTCACTTGTTGATGCTTGATATAGTCTTGAAGATTTTGAAAAATTCAAAATCCCTTCCAAGACATTAAGCGTTCCCTTCAAATCCACATCAATCGTGTGATGCGGTTGCGTAAACGAATCGCCCACATGACTCTGTGCTGCCAGATTGTAGATTTCTGTAGGGGTATATTTATAGATAGTGGAGAAGACAAATGATTGATCGCAGACATCGCCTCTTAAGAGAGTGAAGTTTTTGTGATCTGAACAACCATTAAGCCTTGCTCCATTATCTATTGACGACCGTCTTGCTACCGCTAAGACATTGTACTTTTTTGCCAAAAGGCTTTCGCAGAGATACGAACCATCTTGTCCTGTCGCCCCAAACACTAGTGCCAACTTATTCATCGTCTTTATCCTTTGGAATTAAAACTGGTAGGTCTTGACTACCATCATCAAATGTATGAACGCTAGTTAACTTCTTCTCTTCCTTTTTAGTGGCAAGCTTCATGGTTTCCATAGTACCACCCACTAAGTCACGCTCTTCCTCGTTCTGAAGTTTTTTAATAATCGCCAAGTATGTCTCTTTAGATGACTCGATACGAGTAATACGCTGATCTCTAGTGGCCTTTAAGTCTTTGAGTAATCCCTGATGTTTCTCTTCAAGTTTAATAAATTCTGTAGACCTAGCCTGTTCAGAAGATTTAGCTGCTTGTATCTGTGTCTCTAAGCCGAGCACATAT